TATATTGGAAAGAATGTAATACTGGTGACTGGGGTCTTACAGACGATGATTATGTTAGTGAATGTGTATCTAGAAAAGATTATACAGATAAGAATGGACATACTAAAACATTTATTAAACTAACATGTGGTGTAGGATGGGGAAGTTCGTTTTCTACAATAAAATTTGAGTTAAATCATGCATATGAGTGTTATTCTAAGACTAATCCTGCAAAAGATTGGAAACAACAGGAAATAAATACTACAAGAGCAAAAAATACGATAAATACATATGCTAATATGCTATTATCTGGAGATAAGGTAGATTTTGACAAGTTAGGACAGATATATAGACCTGACCAAAAGATTCCAGCAGCAACAGTACGAAGATTTCTAAAACAAAAGGTATCAAAAGACATGGTAGAACAAAAATTAAAAGAATTATTGGCTGAAAAGAGTATTAACAAAGAATTTGCATTAGATAACCTACTTAGAGCGTTACATATGGCAGAAGGCAAGGGTGATGTTAACAATTTTCTTAAAGCAAACGATGCAATAATGGATTTACTAGAAATGAAACCTAGTAAAAAAGTATTAACAGATACAGTACAGATAGATGTTACTAAACAAATAGCTGATACTATAGCGATGGAGGAAAATAAACTAACATTACAAAGAAAAGAGGAAACAAATGAGCATCCCCAAGAATCCTGATGATTATGAGCATGTAAATGCTAACATTATGGAAGACCAGCTTGATGTAGCTGTAAGAGCGTTGCATGTTATTTCTGCTATGCCTAGTAGTGACCCAGAGTTTCTTTCTTCCGTAGCTATTGATGCGTTGAAAGAAATGGAAACCTATGGCATATTGTGGAATGATGAAATGTATTGATGTTTGCACATTGTCCTATCATAGATAAGATGTGTGCATTTGCTACAGATTGTGGTGACCATAAACATTGTGGCATAAAAACAGGTAATTATGAAGAAACTAAAATACATAACATAACAACATGCCCTAAACCAAAGAAAAAAAAGCGTGGCAGAAGATAAAAAGCTAGTAGTAAATAAATTAAAGAAGAACATGATAATGTTTGGTAAGATTATAATGCCAAATATGTTTACAGTTCCTTCACCAGATTTTCATTATAAGATTGCTGATGCTTTACTTGATAGTGCCTCCAAGCAAGTAAACATCATTGCCCCTCGTGGTCATGCAAAATCCTCCATTGTGGGTGGTGTCTACCCTTTATACCACCTTATGCATCACGAGGGGAGTAAATTAATAGTCTTAGTATCCAGAACCCAAGACCATGCTATAAAATTATTAGGTACAATAAAAGATGTTCTTGATTATAGCGAAACATTTAGAGCTATATATGGATACTGGGGTCAACATAGTGCTAAACAATGGGCTAAGTCAGAGATAGAGTTAAAAGATGGCTCTATGATAATATGTAAAGGTACAGGTCAACAGCTTAGAGGTATTAAAGTAGGCAGTCAAAGACCTACGTTAATTATTGTAGATGACCCAGAAGACGAAAACAATACTAAAACTGCAGAAGCTATGGAGCAAAACCTTAGATGGTTATTGCAATCAGCAGTTCCTTCACTAGATCCTACTAAAGGTAGAATAATAGTTATTGGCACACCGCAGCATCAACGCTGCATGGTAGAAATACTAAAACAAATGAAGGGATGGGTTAATATGCATTTTAGTCCAGACATGGATAATGAAGTAGCATTGTGGGAAGATTGGCAACCTATAAAAAAATTAAAACAAAAAAAAGAAGAATTAGAGTCTATAGCAAGAGTAAGTGTATTTTATAGAGAATATTTATGTCAAATAGTTGGCGATGAAGACCAGCTGTTTAAAGAAGAGTATATACAATATCATAATTATAAATTAGAAATAGATAGTGATAATCAACACTATCTAACTGCTGGTGATAAAAAGATACCAGTAAACGTCTTTATGGGGGTTGACCCTGCATCCTCAATACGCAAGACAGCTGACTATAGTGTTATTATGCCTGTAGCAGTTGATAACAAAAACAACAGGTATGTTCTAGAATACTACCGCAAAAGAGCAACCCCTATGAATTTAGCAGAAAGCATCATAGAGTATTTTAAACTATACAAACCTGTAAAAGTACGTATTGAGTCTGTAGGTTATCAGGAAATGCTACGAGAGTACCTGAGACAAAGAACAGAAGAAGAGAATCTGTTTATTAGTGGATTAGAAATAAAAGAAGCACCAAGAACTAGTAAATCATCAAGACTAGAAACAATGGAGCCATATTTTGCACAAAAGAAAATGTATATTAAAAAAGAACAACTAGCATTAAAAGATGAATTGCTATTGTATCCTAGAGGTAAGCATGATGACTTATTAGATGGATTGTATTATGCAATGAAGAAATGCTACGCTCCAAGCCATGTATTAGAAAATAAAGAAAATGAACCTAGCAGCAGAGTTGCTGCAAAGAGCTATGATTGGAAAACATCTTAAATGGGAACTTTTTATAGACATTAATAGTTTAAGTAATTAAAAACCTAACTCTATGCATAATAATAACTCTAGTAAAGACCCAGAAGTACAATTTACACACGACCTATTAAAAGAATACAGCTCTGCCAGAGAAAACTGGGCAAAGCAAGCTGTAGAGGATAATGAGTTTCGTAATGGTAAGCAATGGACAAAAGAACAAGCTGACACCTTACGCAATAAAGCTCAAGAACCTATTGTCGTAAATGTAGTTTTTTCTGCAGTAGAGCAAGCAAAAGCTATGCTCTCTGCTAACAAGCCACGATTTCAGTCAACTGCCAGAGAAACCAGCGATACAGAAGTTGGTCGTTTATTTTCTGACTTGATGTCCTACGTCTGGGATAATTCACATGGCAACGTAGAACTCAAGCAATGCATCGATGACTACTATGTTAAAGGCATGGGAGTTATGATGGCATATACAGACCCAGATAAAGACTTTGGTCGTGGTGAAGTTTGTCTTAAATCAATAGACCCCCTTGAAGTATATTTTGACCCAAGCAGTAAAGATCCCTTTGCTAGAGATTGTGGTCATATAATTGTAGCTAAATTGATGAGTGAAAATCAATTAATACAATACTTCCCTGAGTTTGAAGAACAAATATTACAAGTTCAAGAAACTAGTCACATTAATATACCTGCTGAAAGTAGAACTCCTTTATACTCTGAAGATGTTACATTAAAAAGCAGAATAGCAGGAGAAGAATTAACTGGGGATAGAGAATTAGAAATGTTTACAAGGTATACAAAAATACGTATGCCTTATTATAAAATATATGACCCATACTCTAATGAAGAAAAAGTATTAAACATAGACCAATATGATGATTACAAAAAAGAAGAAGTAGTTATATTAACTGACAATAATGGTGATGTTCAAATATTTACTGATGAAAAACAAGTTAGAGGTTATGTTCAATTACATGAACAAATGGGTGATACGTTTCATATGATGCAAGACCCTATGTCAGGTCAACCTATGCCAATGGCAGGTAAAGAACATGAAGGGTCAATACCTAACTCTACAAGCTATATAGACATTGCTACTAAAGACCATTTAATACAAGATAATAGAATTTTAGTAAACGAAATAGAAGTTACAAATATAGAGCAATGTGTTTCTGTAGGTGACCATATGTTGTATAAATCAATATTACCTATAGAAGAATATCCAATTGTACCATTTATGAATGGTTTTAATCGTAATCCTTATCCTATGTCTGATGTAAGGCTTGTAAAAGGATTGCAAGAGTATATAAATAAAATACGTTCATTAATTATTGCACATGCATCTAGTAGTACAAATGTAAAATTATTAATCCCTCGTGGTGCAGTAAACAAACAGCAGGTAGAACAAGATTGGGGTAGAGCAGGAACAGCGGTCATAGAGTTTGACCCAGAGTTAGGTAGTCCTATAGTAGCATCCCCTATACCTTTGCCTAATGAATTATATAAAAATGAGGCAGATGCAAAAGCTGATATTGAAAGAATCCTTGGTATATACGCTTTAATGCAGGGCGACATGGGTGCTGCACCACAAACTTTTAAAGGTACTGTTGCTTTAGATGAATATGGTCAAAGACGTATAAAATCTAAAAGAGATGACATAGAAGAAGGAATAAATCAATTAGCTAAAGTAGTTATAGGTTTAATACAACAAGTTTATACAGACCAAAAAGTTATGAGAATAATGCAACCTAATAACAAACCTATGGAAGTTGTAGTTAATAGTCCTATGTATGATGATATAGGAAATGTTGTAGGCAAACAAAATGATATTACTGTTGGTAAATATGATGTTATAGTATTATCTGGTTCTACATTGCCAAGTAATCGTTGGGGAAGATTTGAGTACTACATGCAGTTATATCAAGCTGGTTTAATTGACCAAATAGAGTTATTAAAACAAACTGATGTTGCAGATATGGAAGGTGTACTAGAAAGATCTGGACAGATGAAACAATTACAACAACAGTTGCAAATGCAGGATGAGGAAATTAAGAAACTTAAAGGTGATTTACAGACTGCACAGAGGGAATCACTACATGATAGAAAGCGTGTAGAAGTAAAAGAATTTGAAAAGAAGCTTGCTAAAGCTGAAGCCAAAGTAGAAATGGCACAAAAATTATATCAATCTAGACTTAGTGATGAGTTAAAGAATGCAAGGAATGATTTATCTATGGCTGCTGAAGACAATCCACAGCGTGAGATGAATGAAACTATACTAAGTATAAATGAAGAGAATTGAGGAAGCGGTTGCTGGAATTAACCAAATCGCAAATAAAGGAAAAAGAAAATGGATAATTTGGAAGTAGTTGATGCTGGTTCTGCACCTTCGCAAGATGTGGAAATGTTTCAAGGAGAGTATGCTAGTGAAGCACCTCAAGTTGAATCAGTTCCTAATACTGACTTAGACCCTACTAGTGGTCAAGAAGTTGCAGCTCCAATTAGTGAAACCACAGAAAACGGTGTTGACCCAAAAGAAGACACTAATAGGTATGAGTACTGGCAGTCACAGGCTGATAAAGCCAAGAGTGAACTATCTAATCTTAGAGAAGAACTAGATTATTATAGAAATAGTATGGCTCCTGTTGAGCAAATTATTAAAAATAATCCAGAGGTTCTCGATAGTTTAGAAGCAAAGCTCTCCAATGGACAACCTGCAGGACAAACCCAAATGGGAGTTCAGCAGACTTCATTGAAGGAGCCTACAGAACCTGAGAAACCAGTTAATTACAATGAAGTTGATGCTTATAATGACCCAGAATCAAAGTCGTTTGAGTATCGAGTAGCTAAAGAAAACTATAGAGATGAATATCTTAGTTATCTTAGAAATGTTGATTCACAAAGGCAAGCAGAAATGCAGGCTCAATATGAACAACAAATGGCTGTACAACAACAGCAAGCTATACAACAACAAGCGTATAGTCATGCTGTTAATAACTATGGCTGGGATAATGCAAAAGCTAATGATTTTATCAAATGGGCTTCTGCACCAGATAATCTTTCTATGGATAATTTAGCTAAGTTATTTGAATTAAGAACAAATGCGAATCCAGTAGTGCAACAAAAAACACAAGAGATGCAAAATCAAGCTCAAAGGTTATCAGTACCTAAAGACCCTAGTGTTATAACAGGTAAATCTGAACAACCTAGAACTGATGAGCAATCTTTTAATGATGCATTACTAGGTCGCTAGTAATAAGGAGTTACGCAATGGCGGCAACTGAAAAGAAACTTGGTGCTAGTGGTGTAATCTACAACGAAAGACGAGATTTTTATGTAGACCCACAAGTTACTAAAGAACTATGGACTGATGTTGCTCCCTTTACTACAATGGTTAGTAATCAGGAGCTACGCTCAGTACCAGACCCTGTTTTCAAAATGTTTGAACACAGGAATCCTTGGATTAAACAAGAGTTCCAAGCAGCAGAATCAGCTACATTAAGTGATGATAACAATGGTGATAGCTTAGAAATTGACAATATCTATAACCTAGCATCTTCACCAGATTCATCTTATATTGGTTTACAATGTGAAGTATGGGACTCAGCTAAGACTACAAACAGAGGTGTTGTAGTAATTACTGCTATTCCAGAAGATAATCACATTACAGTAAAACCAATTAGTGGTGCTATTTCTGTATCAGATGATGATTACTTTTGTGTAATTGGTAATGCACATGGTGAAGGTAGTTCTGCTCCAGATGCATGGTCAGATGACCTTGATGTTGTGTTTAATAGTTGTCAGATTTTTAAAACACCACTACAAGTTACTGGAACTTTACAAGCTGCAGTACTTAGAGGTGAATCATCTGAATTAGCTAGACTACGCAGAATCAAAGCACAAGAGCATAAGATGCAAAAAGAAAAAGCTTTCTTATTTGGTAAGAGGCTTGGTGGAACAGGTCTTGACTTACAAGATGGTTCTACATCTGATTCTTTTGCTGATGGTGGAAGAACTGATGCTAATGGTAATTTAATTAGAAGTACATATGGAATTGTATCTGCATTAGAGCAGTATGGATCTTCTAGTTCTTCTGTTGATTATCAAAACATCTTTACTGTATCTGAGGCTAGTTACTCTTATGGTCAGTTTGTAGACGATATGGAAAAAGTATTCCAGTATGTTCCAGAAGTAGGCGTAAAGCGTGCTTTCGTGGGAGCTGGTGCTTTAGGTTATTGGTCTAAAATGGCAGGAGATTCTGGATTAGCTGGAAACTCTGGATGGAGTGTTAACCTTGGTGACATGAAACGTGATTCATTAGGATTTAACTACAGAGTACTTGAGACACCTCATGGTATGTTACAGTTGATTCCAACACCAGCTCTACGTAATCAGTACAATAAGTACATGGTTGTAGTATCTGATGAGAATCTATTTCATGCGCAGTATAGACCTTCTATGTATCAGGCTAATATTAAAACTGATAATGCCTTTGATGGTGTTAAAGACCAGTATATGTCTGATGAAGGACTTGGAATACAGTTAATTGAAAGTCATTCTCTATTTAAAATCACAGATTAAGGGGGCATATTATGGCTAGACCTTACTTAGGTGGTTCAAGTGCAGGAGTTAAATCTTTAACAGCTAGTGCTACACTTGGTAGTTCAGATAGTGGAAAAGTAATTTGTTTTACTCCACCTTCTAGTGCTGGTGCGTTAAACATAACTTTACCTGCGTGTAAAAAAGGATACGAGTTAAAGATTATACAAATAGCTGATTACGATACAGCAGCATGTAAAATTACATCTGCTGAAGGTAACAACTTTGTAGGACATCTACAGGCTCAAACAGGAGCTGGTGATAATGCAGGTCCAAACGTAGATTATATCGAGTTTGGTTCTGGTAGTGTTGCTGGTGACTATGTATCTATGGTATCTGATGGTTCTAAATGGTATATCGTTGATAGTTGCATGAAAGTAACTACTAATGGTTTAGCTTTTAGGTCATCATAAACAAAATGAGTATGGGGAGCTTTATGCTCCCCTGCTCTAGATAGGAGCATTATATGCCAATGGGCAAAGGAACGTATGGCTCTAAAAGAGGCAGACCTCCAAAAAAGAAAAAAGGTAAATCCATGCCTAAGAAAATGGGTAAAAAGAAATATAAGAAATAAACTATATAACCATGAGAGTTGTCAAGCTCGGTAAGTTATAAGAAAGATACAAGATGGCAATACACAAATACACAGTATTAGAAGCAAACAATATTAATTTAGGACAATCTGGTTCTATTTTTACAGATGATAATAGTGGTGCAATTAAACCTCCAGATGGTAAAGCGTTTGTAGCAATACAATTTTTAGCAGCAACTACATTTGATTCGTCAGGTGGATTAGTAGCAGAAAATAGTACATTTTATCCAAGCACAGAAGCATCAGCACATGATGCAACAGGTGGCTCTGAAACATATCAAGAAGGTTCTGGTGGAAAACAAATAGATGTAAGTAATACATTTCCAGCAGGCAGTACTATATATGGAAGATGGACTGAAATAGATTTAGCAAGTGGTAGTATAATAGCTTATATAGGTTAATAATGACTTTTATACAACAAGTAGAAGATTTAATTGGTGACCAAGATAGTGGATTAGATACTGCAATATTGCAATATCTGACTGCTTCTGCTAGAGAAGTTCAGTCTGCTTTACCACCTAGATTAAAAATGCGTTATGGTTCAGAAAACGTATTAAACAATGCAGATGGTTTAAATATAGAAGATAAAGAAGTTGTAAATATAGAACTTAATGGTCGTAGTGTTTCTGAAGTTCCTTTAGGAAGTAAGGCAGAAATAGAAGACACAAATAGTTTAAGTTTTGCAACTGCTAGAACTCCTGTTTATTATATGCAAGGAACAAAAGTAATGATTAAGCCAGATCCTACTGTTTCAGCTCCTGCAAGATTATACACTATAAGTTATCCTACAGTTAGTAGTAGTGACACAACAATAAGTAATATGCCAAGTACAGCTTATTACGCTGTTGTATTAGGTGCTGCTATTAAATTTTTACAAAATGTATTAAACACACAGGTGCAAACAGACGAAGATGTAGAGTTAGCACAAGGTACTACATTACAAATACAATCATTAACTCCTCTATATGCTCAAGAATTACAGAGGTTAGGAGCATTAATATGACACAACAACAATTACATGAATTAATTCGTGGGCATCATCCTGATATGAGCGAAACAGAAATACGCATAAGATTAAACAATGCGTCTAAAGAGTTTGCTAGAAAAAGCAGAAGTCTTGAAGGAGCATTTCAGTTTGATACTGAAGTAGGTAAAAGATATTACGGATTAGATAGTAGAATTATAGAAGTTAAACATGTTGATTTTGATGGTAAAACTATACAAAGAAGTTTAGTTAGACCAGAAGAAAGAGATTTGACATAATGGAACATTTATATTTTATAGAACGAGGTGCTATTGCAATAGTTAAACATAGTGGTGGTCAAAACTTTGCAAGTCCAACATCTGTTAAAACAGTTACAATGTTTGTAATAAAAGAAGATGATGAATTTATATCAGGAACTTCTAACACAGATGAAAAAATACATATGACTCAATCACCTTCATTTGACCCTGAGTTTCACGAAGCATTAGCTTATAAAGTTATTGCTGAAGGTTATGAAAAAAAACCAGAAACATTAGAATTAGCAGGATATTTTAGACAACTATTTGAATTAAAAGCTAGAGATGCTTTAGAAGCTGCTAACAAAGGTATAGATGGTTCTGGTTATACAATTGCAGGATATGATATATAATGGGATTTGTTACGCAATATGGACAAGAACAGGAAATAAGTGCTACATGGAATCTTGCTGATATTACATTTAATACTGCAGATTTTTCATTTAACTCACTTACTGCTACAGTTATAATAGATAATACTACAACATTATCTGAGATAAATATAGATACACCTGTATATACTAATGTACCTGACATTCCATTACCAACATATACTGCAGTAGCACAAGTAGCAAAACCAACATTTACGGAGGTATCAATTGGCTAGTTTACAAGATAAAGCGATAAAAGATTCGTATAAAGATTTATTAACAGTTGCAGGTACAACTGCAAATGAAGGATTAGAAACAACTGCTAAAAGAGTATTTGATGGAGAAGGCATAGGTAGTCCTTTATATTTAGGTACTAATACATTAGATATTGTAGGTACTACAACTATAACTGGTGATACAACAATGACTGGTAATCTTACAATTACTGGTGATTTAACTGTCGATGATATAGTAGCAGATGATATAAAAGGTGATACATTATCATTGCGTGACCAAACAAACGATAGTCAAATACAAGTAGCAAGAATTAATTATGATGCTACTGAGGGAGCAAGACTTAATATATTACGAAAAGTAATAATGAAAGATAAGATAGAAATCAATGGATCTTCTGGTACATTGGTTTTAGAAGCTAATAATGGCTTAGAAGCAAAAACAGATGGTACGTTAAAATTGCAAACAACAACTGCAGATTTACCTACCAGCCCTAGTGATGGGGATTTAATTAATAAAGATGGCGTAGTGTACATTGCTGTACAATAGGCTAATTAAAGGAGAATAAAACAATGGCAAGTTGGAAACGAGTAATTACTACAAGTGATGATAGTAATTATAAAAATAGTAACCTTGCTGCTAGTGATATACCTAATTCAGCTATTACTACAGCAAGATTAGCTGCTGATGCAGTAACAAACGCAAAGATAGCAGACAATGCTATTGATTCAGAGCATTATACTGATGGAAGTATTGATGCTGACCATTTAGCAGCTAATTCAGTAATTACTGCTAAAATACTAGATGCAAATGTAACAAGTGCAAAAATTGCTAGTAATGCAATTGTACAAGCTAAAATAGCTGACGATGCAGTTGGTGCTGCTGAACTTTCTACAGGTAATGATGTAGGTTCAGGTACAGATGGATATGTGTTATCTTGGGATGATACTAATACTGAAATGAAATGGATAGCTGCTGCTAGTGGTACTGTTAGCTCACTTAGTGATTTAAGTATTACTGCTACTGCTGCTGAAATTAATAAAATAGATGGTTTTACAGGAACTGCTTCTGATTTAAACTATGCAAAATCATTAAATGCAACAGGTGTAACTGCAAGTGAATTTGATAAGTTAGATGGTCTTACAGCTACTACAGCAGAATTAAACTATACAGATGGAGTAACTTCTAATATTCAAACTCAGTTAGATGGTAAACAAGCATCAGGTTCTTATCAAGCTACAATTACAGGTGCTGCTACTACAATTGATACTGAAAATTTAACTGCAAGTAGAGCAATGGTATCTAACGCTAGTGGTAAAGTTGCAGTTTCTGCAGTTACTTCTACAGAGTTGGGTTATTTAGATGGTGTTACTTCTGGCATACAAGCTCAGATTAATAACAAAGCATCTTTAAATGGTAGTTCAGGTGCAAACTTTGCTGCTGCTAATATGACTGTAGCTGGTAACTTAACAGTAAGTGGTACTACAACTACAGTAAATACTGAAACAGTAACAATCAATGATAACATTATTGTATTAAATAATAATGCTTCATCTACACCTACAGAAGATGCTGGTATAGAAGTAGAGCGTGGTTCTAGAACTAATGTATTTATTAACTGGGATGAAAGTGCTAAAGAATGGACAGGTAGAATACAGGAAAGTGATGCTAATGATACTACAGGTTACACAGGAAGAGTAGCTTTTATTGAAAGAGCAAGTAGTGGTACTAATGGTTCAATAGATACTGTTGGAGCTATGTTTATTAATACAGCTTCAAGTGCAATTTATATCTATAGCTAATGTCTAATTTTACAAAAAATAATCAAACTGAAAAGCCTGTTGTAAAACAACCAGATCCTGAGTTATCTTTAAATATAAAAGATACTGATTTCTTATTGCGCTTAATTAAACGAAGTAACTTTAGAGGCGATGAAATAGAAGTTGGATATAGAGTAATTCAGAAACTAGGAATTTTACATAGGAGTAAACTTGAAGATTGATTTAGATATACAAGCATTGCAAATAATACAAGCATCTTTAAAAAACGTTACATTAAAAGGAGAAGATGCTCCAGCATTTGCAAAGGTTATATTAAAAATAGATTCAGCTTTTGAAAAAGAAATAGCAAAGCAAAATGGCTAGTTGGAAACAAATAATAGTTAATGCAAGTAATAGCGTTGTTAGTAGCAATATAACTAATGGCGCTATTACTACTGCTAAAATAGCTGACGATGCAGTTACAAATGGTAAAATAGCTGATGAGGCAATAGATAATAATAAACTTGCAGATAATGCAGTTACTACTGGTGCAATTGCAAATAGTGCAGTTACTAGTGCTAAAATAGCAAATAATACAATTACTACTAGTGATATGAGTATTGGTAATACTGCTGTTTCTGGATACCCACTTTGCTTTGGACCTAGTGGCGGTGGTATGTTTTGGAATCAAATAGATACTGGTGCAATTGCAGATGGTGCAATTCAAAATGCTAAAATAGATAATGATGCAATTACAGCAAATAAAATACAAGACGAAACAATTACTTCAGATAAATTAGCAGATGGAGTTATACCAACTAAAAACTATCAGCATTTTTGTCACAACTTTTATGATGATATTGGTACTACTACTCATTACATACCTTGGAATACTGGTAACGAAACAACTACTACGCTTAGTTCTAATAGTTCGTTTTTAGCAGTAGATTCTATGGATTTAAAAAGTATAACTATTAAACCAATGCAATTTAATCCATATGGTTGGACTTTAACAGTTAGAGCTTATAGGTCTAATAATAACTCTAGCTCTTTTTCATTAGTTGATACTATTACTATGTCTTGGAATGCTGGTGAAAATTATCATGCTAATCAAAGTAATAATTTAGATTGTTCACTTTCTGCTGGTCAGACAGTAGCAATATATATTGATTCTAATATAGATCCTGGCGGTACTATACATTGGCTTGCATCAACTGTATGGGAAGTAGATAGTACTGGCTTATGATAATGAAATTTCAAACAATTATTAGTGAACGCAATGATATGGGTGTAAGAACAATTGACCCTAAAATTAATTCATCTAAACATTATAAAATTGGTGAGTATGCAGAAGATTGGAGTTATGTATTAATAACAGAAATATCTGATGAAGATGCTCCTGCTTTTAGAAAATACGTTGGGTATATAGAAGATTATACAGAAGATGAATAATAAAGGAAACAGTCTTGCTGAGTTTACAGTTACTATGGCTATCATGGCTACTTTGGCTACTACTGCCGCTCCTGCTTTTAGTCGTATCTCTGAAGGAGCTAAAGCAAAACAAACAAAAGCAAACTTAGAAAAGATTACTAAAGCATCACAGATGTGGTATAATCAACAAGTAGAAGTCTATGGCATGGGTAAGTTTCCTAGCCAAGCACATAGAACAAGTAGTATAGGGGATATAGAAGATTTTAACAATAACAGAAGAATAGAAGAAGACGAAATTTTAGATGCGCAGTTTGTACCTGTTTTTAATGATACAAGTTTTTTACATTTGTTTGACAATGATACAATTAAGTCACCTTATCAAAGTGGTCGT